ATTTTCAACAATACGAATTACTTTGTCTGTAGACCATTCACCATCTGATGAACGGATAAGATTATCTCTAGGATAAATTAATTCCGCTTCTTGATTGAAAAGAATTCTAAAGAATAGTTTATGGGCATCCTCTGTACCTTTAGCAGCATACAAGTCTTTAATGCTCTTGATAAGTTTTCTTTTCTCTGTACCTTCGGCAAGAGTATTCGGAATAGATTCCATAAGGGAATCTCTAAACTTATCAAGAAAACTATAAACTGTGTTGTCAACGTCTGCGTATTCCAGAAGTTGTTGAATATTTTGTACAGGGTTTGCACGATAAGATACAACAGTTGTTGTTGCACCAGAAGATGAACCAGTAATTGTTTCACCAGTTTCGAATCTTTGTTGAGATGTAATGAATAATCTATTATTACTATCAAAGTCATCTACAAGAACCCTTGCAGTTGCTTTTGATTTAGAACCTACAATAGTTTCCCCAGCAGTAAACTTACCAGCAGAAGATTCAAGAACAACTTTTAATTCTTGTTCATCTAAAATATAGTTTTTACTTATTGTTTCTTCAATAACATAATCATTAGAACCTGATACGGTAAGCTCGCCAGATTCCAAAAACTCATAATAGTATTTCAGAAATAAAGAAAATAAAGGATGATCCGATTTTACATATTCAGGCAGTTGTTCTTGAATATGGGGAGATACTTTATTTTTTAGTGTTGGACTAGTCATCTAAAAACCTTACTAGTATGTGTTTTGCGTTGTAGTATATCCTGTACCAGCAGAAGAACCACCAGACACAATAATATCAACAGTTCCATCAATTGATACAGAACCAGTATCAATCTCAAGAATTTGATTTCTAACAGACACAATATCATTTGAAGCAGGAAGAATATCAATTGATATTGTATTACCAGTACTTGTAGAAGTAATGTTCAAATCAGTAAGAACAATCTTTCCAGTTTCATAATCAATAGTTCCTGCCGTTTCATCAACATAGTTTCTAGTAGTACCACCAACTAGATAGTAAGTTCTGATATTACCATTTCCATCATCATCAAGATATAGTGTATTTGTATTTCCAGCAATAGTAAAACCTGTAGAACTAGTAATACCACCCATAGCAGAATTATGCCCAGTGTGTGGATTATATAATGGATTATTAAAGTTAATAATATATTGAGTTACAGTATTTAATGTTGGCGTTAAAACTTTATTAAGAGTTATTCTTGTTGTGTTTGAAAGAATTGATGTATCTGATGCATCAATAAGTCTAGATAATTTAGAATGTCTAAACACAACATCAAAGTTTTGTAAATCACTATCATTATAATTTGTTATTGTTTGTCTTATAAGAGCTTCGATATCTCCCACAGACTTAGTTGTAGTTTTACTATCAAACTTAAAATTAACTTTTAGTTTAACTTTTGTTACTTCTGGATTAACAAAAGTAGGTCGAATAGATGCTACGTTATACTTTTTCAAATCATTTGCAACACTGTTCTTTTGTGCTTGAGTCAAGTTGACACCAGACTTAGTTCTTACAGATAGAAACACCTGTCCATAGATTGGTGGATCATTATCTTCACCACCCCATACTTGAACTGCTTTTGTATTAGCGTAAACTTGAGGAAGAATTGTTTTATAGTCTTGTGTAGTTACTGCTCTACCCTGTGATGAATAATCTAGGGGAGCGTTAAATTTTATAGATGTAATAGATTCTGGTTCTGCACCACCTCTTGATGCAATCAAAGTTGCGACAGTCACATCAGTCTCGCCGTCAACTGATGTAGTAGAGAAGAGGTTTGCACCATTAGCTTTTGTTTTGTTTGTGACAACATATTGAAGTTGAACGATGTTACCATTAGAGATTGCACTACCAACAACTCCATCACCAAAGTAAACTTCAAACTTACCATCAGCACCTTCTTGAATAAAATAAACATTTGCACCAGATGTTACTTGAGTAATGTCAGTTGCAAGAGTATATACTGTTGTAGTTAAGTCACTAGTAGAATTCTGTACAGATACTTGTAGTGTTGTAGTGTCTGCTCTTGTGTCCGTCACCAGAAACTTCTGTTCAATGTTATTCAAATCAACAGTGTATCTGGATGTAACAAGAGTTCCTTCATAGATTGGAACATTGATAAATCTCATAATACCATTTGATGGAGTAACAGACAAATCCGTATTTGTTACAAATCCATATGTGCTACCATCTATCTTTGTGGTGAACCGTGTACCTTTAGCAAGAGTAGCACTAGCAGCAACAGATGAGTTAAGAGTTACATCAACATACGCAATAGGAGCTCGAGCAGAACGTGGAGTGTAACCAAGTTTCTTGGCGTGAGATACTACAGAAGAGCGAAGAGTAGCAGTGTCCAAGAAAGCTTCGTTCATTGCGAAGTTAGCATTCATTGCGAGGTAGTGTGTGTTGTATGCAAGCAGATCAACAATCTGTGACATACCAGAACCTTCAAAGTTATAGTCTGTAAACTCATTTTGATTTTTCAAGAATGTCTTTAGGTTATCTTTGATTAAATCAAAATCCAACTCTGTGACTTGTAATTTTTGTGACATATTATTTGCTCTTCTCTAATTGTTTCGATATCATCTCAGTCTTTGCAACTGAACATCCATAGAAATAAGACCTTCTTCAGAATTGCGAAGGTAGAATTCAATAACAATATTGTATCCATTTCTATCAATATCAGCATCAACTCTAACTGATGCCAAGTCCGCCCGTGGTTCGTAGTTTACAATAACTTCTTCAATGTAAGTTGTTAAGTTCATAGCTGTCGATTCATCAACAGGTTCGAACAATGTTCTTCTTACATCTGAACCAATCTCTGGATGAAACGGGCGCTCATAAAAATCTGTATTGATAAGATTTCTTACACTTCTCTTTACAGCATCTGCATCCGTCAACTTAGCGATGTCACCAGTAATAGGATGTCTTGTGAAAGACAAACTGATATCTTTGTATAGTCTAGTGCTTCTAGACTTAGACGCAGACGCATCACTAAATGAGTTTGGTGTTAGTGCCATTGAAATCTCCTTAATTGTATTTATAACGAAAGTTAGAGATTAATGAACTCTCTGTTGGCAATATGCCCCTCTGCGATTTCTTCTTTAGACTGTCCATGATATGCAACAGCATGATGTTCTGATATCATATTCTCATTAAGGATAGTTCCATCTTCCAACTTGAACTGTCCCAAGATTCTGCCATACTTACCTTTACCATCTTTCACTGTCACCAACGTCTGTGTAGAACCAACAGGTATATGTGATTTCACATATTCCTTCGCTGCAAGTCCATACTTCTTTTCTTCCAAGTCTCTCGTTCTAGATTCTGGTGTGTCTATTCCATAAAAGCGAATGCGTTGCTTATGCAACCAAACACCAAACCCTAAGTCGATATCAACATCAGTTGTGTCACCATCAACCACTCTTAAAATTTTACATTTATATTCGTACATTTCTTTTCCTTTAATTAATTATCCAGCGTTTACGTTTGGACTACCACCTGTCATAGCCCCATCATCAATTGCATCTCCAATCCTTCCTACAAGTTTACCCTCAATACTAACAGTAGCAGAAGAACCCACCAGTGGAACTTCATGGTTTGCACAAGCAGGCGGAACACCGTGTGGTGCAGTTAAAGCGCCCACAACTATTATTGCGATTCCATTCGCTTTAACTTTACCAGTAGTGTTGGAAGTTGCGACTGTGGTTGTTGCATCACATATGTGTCCTGTGTCTAGTGAGTCTCCAATTCTACATACTGCTGGCATATTATGCTAACTGGTAGAATTTACCAGCATCCCCATATTTTCTATGATTGTACATCGTAAAGATAGTCAATCTGTTTCCAGCATCCTTACACGAAATATGAATCCAAGGGAGTCCCGAACCTGTATTCTTATATTCAAGTATTAATTGATCGTGTGGAATGTTTTCTCTAATCCATTGAACTCGTGCGTAGTACTCAGACTTTGGTATGCCAGGGAATTGAATATCTGCCGCTTCTCCAACATTATGTTGTGAACCTGTACTCTTTCCTCTGTATGCATTCGTCACAATCATATCTGGATATTGGTCTTTGATTGGGTCGAGAACATGTATCGCAAGAGTTTTAAGTTTGTCAATGATTTGTTTCTGAGTAAATCCTTTGTTACCGCCCTTTTTAATTATTGTTTTCGCAACAACAGAGTTCTTGGATAGTTGTCCAAGTGTAAAGTGATTCGATAGTGGTAAACTATAGTTGACACCACCGATAACATCACCAGCACCATCGTACTTGAAGTCTTCCTGTGCAACCTCAACCGCAGCGGTATCTGCTGCTGGTTCTGGTTCAGCAGTAAAGTCAGAACCACCCTCTCCATGTTCTTCACCTTCATCTGGAACACGAGGTATAGATACTGCTTTTCTTGCAGCACCGTTTGTGTTTATCTGTCCTGTCAATGCATTGTAGGAATAGTCAGAGAAAGATGTTGGGAGAACATCTCCTGCTTCAATAGCAGAACGAATCTCACCCTCACTCTTATCTTCATCATCACTTGAAAAGAAGTCATCCGCCTCACTTAGTGGAACGAAAGGTTTTGGTTCAAGTATCTCTGCTTCTTTAGGTGCATCAATCTTACCAGCAAATCC